TGATAGTCAACCCAACTACGGTCCATGTGCCATTGAATAATCGGAAAATCAATGGGCTGAATTCTATCCAAGCTACTGAAATAAGCTTCTATTTGCATTTGTTGCTCTACAGTAATCTTGAATTTCGATTCAACTAGAAATCTTGTAGCCATCCCAGGTGACTTGGGTACAAGTTTTCGTTCGTCGCGAAAAGCTTCAATCATACGTTCCTTATAGTATTGACTGAAATACTTCTGCTTTTCGACTATATCACGCGCAGCCTGAGAGTAGGACCTAGTGAGCCGGAGTATCGAATGCGCCAAAGCGTCTATTACTGGACAGCCTGGATATTGATGTGCATAACTTAATGCCTTACATCTCAACAAAGCTTTTAATTTCGAATCTCTGGCCCGAGCATACTGTCTAGTGGTCCATCCAATGGAAGCCAAGACACCTCTAGGGTCGGTGACATTTATTCCATCATCGGGATGGAATATTATACCACAGAAAGATGCTTCAGAAATGCTCTGAAAGCGTTCGAGTTTTATAGACAACCCTAACTTTCCGTAGTGCTCAACTGTGGGCTGGGGGCCACTATTATTGCTAACTCCGTCATCCCCCTCAACAGCAATAATGGGGTTCCACCCACCTATTTTCTTAACTATAAATAGAAAAGACATTAGATTGGAGAAACCATTGCCTATAGAAGTACACATATCGCCCGACATTCGTTTGGCCTTTACTTTAGTTGTGAAATTCTTAAATTCACAAACATTGTCCGACACTATCGATTCCTCCATCACTTCCATGAAGTAGGCACCGGTAGGTAAGAACTGGGTCATATGTCTGTATAATTGCATTTCACATACTGCCATGAACGTATAGACGAAAAGGGATTCGAATTTAGAATAATCTGTTGTATCACATTCACCTCCCAGAGGGGGCTTTAGCAAAGACATTAAATAAATAGGACGTTCTGCTACAGGTATGTGCTTGATGAAGTACTTGAGCTTATATACTTCATTTTCGATCAGTTTAAAATAAGGACCTGAAAAACACTTAAATTCGTCTGTGCGAGAGCTGATCGCTCTAGCATGTTTATACAGGGGGTAATTCTCATCCTTGATAAAAGATTTACACGCATAATATCTCTTAGCTGGATCCCGAATGTTGGAAACAAGCTC